TAAATGATATATGTACAACCAACTTGAGCAAGAAAAAAACTATTTCGTTAACTGGATCAAAAAAGATACTACTCAAAGAATATACATTTGGTGATTTTAAGAAAAGCTTTTCCTTTGTTGAAACTAAATTTGATGAAATTGTATTCTTAATGTCCAAGTTAGAAACTCAAACCGAAGTAATCGACTGCGAATCACTGAATACTAAACAAAAAAATGAAATATTGGATAATTTATTACCAGCAGACTACAATAAGATAATAAAAGAAAACGATAAAGTTGTTCGACACGAACACAGAGTAAAGTATCAAACGCAATTGGGAGAAGAGAAAACATTACTTATTCGAGGGCTGTTTGATTTTTTTTGCTTGCCCTCAGCCATATGAATTTAACTGATTTTTACATATTAAATTTTCAACTTATGCACAATCATAAGTACAGTTTGACCGAGTTAGAAAATTTAATGCCGTGGGAAAAAGAAATTTACTTGGCATTACTGAGGGCATCGCTAGTAGAAGAAAATATGAAGATACAACAAAAATTAGCTGAGAGGGGATAAAATGGAAAAATTTGGTTTCAATAAAGTTGACGAGGATGACATGTTCAATCCAAAACAATCAATAGAAAATATGAAGTCTTTATCTGATATAGAAATGATTGGTAATAATTCTAAAGAAACTACACTAAGTGATGTTGATATTACTAGCTACACACCTAATGTAGATTCCATGGATGAAGTTGTGGATGATGTACCTTCTTCTATCACAACATCACTGTCTAATGCGTCTAGTTATATTGAAGATGCGAAGATAGATCCATTACCAGATTCACCTTTATTTGAGAACATGGATACAAATGAATCATTAACAGTTGAAACAAGTAAGAATCTTCACATTAACAAGCAACTTGAGTTTGATTTAAAAAATCAAGCATATACACCAGCACCCGTACAGAGACAATCACCCCTCGAGGGAACTATGGCATCAAGTCGAGCATCAATTGATAATCACAACTTTGATATTCCAAACCCACTATCAGTAAATTCGAGTGCTAATAAAAGAGCAAATAGAAAAGGCGCGCACCCCGAATGGAGAACGCGCCTTGGTTAATCTATTTCTCTGATTAATCCCAGCTATGATCTCTTTTCCATGGACAGTTACTTCCAATTAGAAGCAGGGTAGGAACCCAGAGTCCGATGAACATTCCAAGTGTCTGGTTAGTCTGGTAAATCCAAACTGAAAGACAAATGGAAAGAAGTGATGCGATATACAGAAGCTTTTCAATCATAATTTAACCTTTCATCAATCCTGAGATAGCTTTTCAAAGTAAGACAGTGCATCAGTTTCATCCTTTGAGTCATCAATGGAATTAACTTCAGAACTACTGACATCTTCAACGGTTGATGATCTAGATTCCGTGGAACGGATATCTTCACCAATAACTTCCTGAAGACGAGTCTTCAGTTCATCATATGACTTGAAGTTGGATGGATCGGTAAATGCAGTCAGTGAGTACTGCTTGTTCCAAAGTTCTTCCAACTTAGTGTCATCTCCATCAAAGAGAGCAGCAGCAGAATCAAATTCTGACTTATCATAATTGATGAATCCTGCGACACGACGAACCTTCAACTTGAAGTTTGCGCCTTCCCAGAAGTTGAAGACATCAACTGCCTCTTCATCAGCAAACTCTGGCTTTGCTGCTTCTTGGATCTTGTCAAAAATCTTCTTACCATACTTGTAAAGGAAGACCTTACCTTCATTCTGTGGATTAGCTGGATCGCTGACAACAAGGATGTTTGAGATATACTGAAGCTTACGCTTTCTGGTTCTCGCAATATCCTTATCTGATTCAATACCACTATTCCAAAGTTCGCTGTTCATTTCTGAAACAGGATCCTTTTCCCCGAGAGTGGTTCGTGAATTCTCAATGAACCAACCACCCTTACCCTGAAAACCATGTGAGTACAGCTTCGAGAATGGAAGCTCTTCGTTTGGTGGGGTTGGGAGGAAACGAAGGACTGCAAAACCATTACTAGCCTTATCTAGTTCTGGTCTCCAGAAACGTTCGTCTTTGTATGACTTGGTTGTTCCACTGGTTTCTTCCAGTGCCTTTGTCAGATCATCAATGCTGGATCGTGACTTCTTCTTAAAATCGTCAAATGAACTCATATTTGTAACCTTTCTATGTTTCCCGAGGAACTCCCCCGGACATGAGTGACTCTGGGAACTCCCCAGATCTTGTTATATTATACACAAAAAAACTCCCATGTCAAATGGGAAGTGTACTTTTTTCTTTTGGTATCAAGTTGATATCTTGACCCTCGATTTGAATTTTCTCAATTATTGGTCTAGAAATTAATTTAGCCGCAACTTGAGGTTCAATTTCATAATCATCACATTTCATAAGAACAGCATCCATATATCTACCACCCTTTGATATAACGTGATTTTCTACCTCCTTAGAGAAGGTTCGTTTAACTTCATCTGTAACTATCATTCTGATCTCCTTACCTACCCATTATATAAAAAAAGTCAATACAAATCAAGATAGATCTTTCTATTATATATATTAAAGAATCCGGAGATAAAATAAACATGTCAGATACCACATCGAATATTGTTATACAGACAGTTGGAACTACGGCTGATTTAGCGACCGACTATGGCACAAACTTACTAGGTGGAAGTGCCGCGCATCTTCAAATGATGAAAGTTGTATGGGGCGATCGAGATAGTGGATATAGGGTAAGTGGGACGTATCCCATGCCTGTTTCTATATATGGCGCACCCTCTAACATAGGAATTTCTGGTGGCCAAATTAATGGTACCGGCAATTTCTACATTGCAAATGCCCATATATTTGGTGGGAATTCTGGAAATACCGTAATGTATCTGGCTGTCGCTGGTGATACTTCTGGTAGTCCAGTTGGAATTACAGGAACAATTCAGGGATTTTCTGGTTCGTACCCAGTCGCAGTGACTGGTGATGTGCTGATCCTTTCTGATACCCTACGACGAGCACCAAGAGTGCAGGGTATAACAAATGGTACCCCAATAGAAGTTACAGGTGGAAATAAATTAAATTATGCCACAGATTCGGTACAAGTTATTGGTAGTACAGTAGGATTTGCTAGACTCTCACCAGCAACAGACTCGATTTCTGTTTTTGGATCAGATCTCGGTGGTAAGGTTCTTACCAAACTATTCGCGGGAGATGGATCGACCATCGGTCACTCTGGTGATGCAATGAACGTGAACGTAGTCAATGCAGGCTTGACTTTCTCTGTGTCAGTTGGACTTACTGTTGGTATTACTAACGGAGATCAAGGACCACTTAGAATTCAAGGAGCCTCTGGTGACAGTATCACGATCAAGGGTGAGCAGGGTGGTGCTTTAGAGGTTGTTACCGGAACTGGTAATATACTTAATGTATCCATGGCGGGTAATAAACGTGTTGATATCAACGACTCTCTCTTAGTAACTGCCCTCACGGGTGGAAGTGTGTTCGACACCAAATTGAACACTTTAATAAATCAACTTGCTGGTGAGGGGTTAGGATTCACTGCACTAGGTAGTGCTCTCACAGGAGGTACTGCTGCGTTTGAGAATCATGGTGCGTCTGGAGCAAATGTTGTACTGACTACAATAACTCGACAAATTAAACCCAGCGAAGTTTACTTTGGTAACATGGTTGTGGATATTGGATCTGCTGGAGTAACACATATTGCTCAAGGAAATGTCAATGGTTCTACAGGAGTTGGAACATATCAATTACACACTGGTGTTAATGTAAAGGCATCTCCATTCAATAGCGATTACATTTATGTTGCAGGAACTGGTGGAGCCGATGCCCTCGCATCGGGATATCCGCTAGAGGCATCAGAAACACTATTCATTGAATGTGACAATTTAAATAAGGTGCATGTGTTCACTAATTCGAGCAGCACTCAGAATGTATTCTTCCATGGATCATAAATTGAATGTCAAAACAACGTAGAAATAATAGATCCAAATTTAATAGACAACGAACTGGTACGGGAGCGTTCTTTTCCCAGACGTTCATCACCGGCGGTAATTTTTACGGTGTTAAAGTTGGTAATTCAATTGATGATTTTCTAAACTTTGATCAGAGAACATCATCAACTCCAAATGTTATCATAAGTGGAAATAGTGCTGTATTAGATTTTACTGCATCACAAACTAAAAAAGATTTGAACTATTTGAAGGCGCTGTCTGATACTTTAGTATCAGGAAATACGTTCACCATAATAAATGGTGGCTACTACGATCCAAATACTGAAATATATGCAGATATATCTGGAACATATACATTCGAAGGTATGTTCCGGGATACAGTTATTTCAGCTACATTTGATACACTTACTAATATACCAACTGGTGTGCTTAGATATTCTTCTGATTATTTTTCTGACGTACCACAGATTGATCTTTTAGGAACAGCCGGTACTGGTAGAGAAAAATTCTCTATAAAAAATTATCTTGGAAATGAGTCATCACCATCACTTACTAGCATGGGGGCTAGGGTGAATGATTATGTTACAATCTCAGATAGTGTAACGAACAATAAAGCGTTTAGAGTAGATGATTTCTATCTAGATCCAAATGGAACTGAGGTGCTTATATTGGGTGCAACAGCAGCAATAGAAGAAGATAGAATCGGTGTAACATCTGAAATTAAATTATATCGAAATACTACTCCGGTATCATCTCTTTCTGGTAACGCAAACCTACCAGGCGTACACGATCGTGATCAGTTTCTTCGTATAGAAACATTAAAGATAACCGTTGGTGTTGACAATAACGATAACTATTACTATATGATCAACGGTATCAAATCACCAAGATTGACTCTAACTAGAGGAATAACATATATCATAGATCAAACTGATCCTTCCAATTATAGGGGACCAAATGGTATAAATTTACCTTTTCGATTATCATATGTTAGAGAAGGCACATTCAATAGATCCGCTGCGGCTGGGGTGACTGATGGTATATTTGTTGGTACTGGTGTTGTATATCCAAAGACAGAAGCTAACTTCTTTATCTTTGAGCCTAGATTCCTTAAAGATTCTATTATATACTTTTACTGTGGTACTAGGAATGGTATGGGTGGAGAATTTTCGATTGATGGTGTATATTCAATCCCATCAGAAAGACTACATGGTTTCGTATCAGTACCACCTCAGTATAGAACTTCATCTAATTTTGAATATGCAAGAGATTTTCCAGAAACAGCAAACCGAATGTCAGAAGAGCAGCTAACTAGTAATCGTACTACTCAGAGACCAGGAGTGTTTGACAGGAGTCAAAACGTTAGTTATGAAACTGATTATGGAATTGGATCGACCGATTATTAATATTTAGAATAGCTCCGGTGGGATTCGAACCCACACTGTATGGATTTTAAGTCCACTGCCTCTGCCAATTGGGCTACGGAGCCATGGACATATTATACCACAAATTTAAATTGTGTCAACCTATTCCGAAAGAAATTCACCGGTGTGTTCGACACTATCTTGAATAAACGAAGTAAGTGCATTAGGTATTGACCATCCACTTGTACCATTTTCATATTTAACCTCAATCAGTTGCTCACCATTTCTATCGAGTTTAGTGGAGACAACAGTGCCTTTTTTCTTGGTGGGAAGGTGAATTACCTCTTGTAGTAGCATAAAATTTTTCATCAGTAGTCTAACCTTTCGTAACCCTCTCGGGTAGTGTAGTATATTTTATCGAACATCAATTTACACCATGGACAGCAGAGAGAACAAGGGCGAGATAAACGAGAATGACCAAACCGGTTAAACCTAAAGTTAACCAATTCAAGATTTTTTCTCTCTTTGCATCTGAGTAGTGCATCAAGTTCTGAATGAACTTCATCATATCTATATCCAATCTTTTTGGCTTTTGGATGTGATTTTAGTTGATTAATACCAACAGCGATTACATTATTTCTAACGATAATCAAAGAAACGTGTTTCTTTTGTCGTGTACTTTCTAGGGCATACGGCAAAGCGATTTGAGATAACTTATCAAATTTTCTTTGATTCATAATATAACACGGACGGAAAGACTTGAACTTTCGACCTGCGGATTAGAAGTCCGCTGCTCTATCCAACTGAGCTACGTCCGCAGGAAGTTAACGAATTTTTCTTCCATTACCAGACTTAGATGTTCTTGATGGGGCGTTACCCTTTTTAGTTTTAGAAGTTCTGGGACTTCCAACTTTGATCATGTTGTTGACATGCTTAGAGTACTGAGCCGAATTTTTCGCCATTATTTAGATTCCTTTCAAGAACCGCTAATTTGAAGTGATGGCTTACCACCGGGCATTCCGCCGGGCATTCCGCCGGGACCACTCTGTGGAACGACAATACCATTACCAACGGTTTCGTTGTACTGGTTATGCAGTTCTGTCTGGGCCTTGATAATAAAGACAACAAACTTCATATCAATTTCAAGTCCATCGGTAATATCACCATATGGCAACCATGGAGCAAATGCAAGTTGTCCATCACCAACTGGGACGAGAATAGCTGGGTTCTTGATCTTGACGAATTCAGTTCCCTCATTCTCTACAATTTCACTCTTACAAATAATTTCTTCACCACTACTTAGTCTTACAATTTGGGTTTCCATTTTTTCCACCTTTCACTTTTTTGGGAAAAATTTTATCATAATTCTCAGAATACTTTTTATAATCTATAGGGCGATACTTATCGCCCTTACCTGCTGAATGTTGTCCGCTCATATCACTTCCAGAACTGATACCATTTTTTTGGAATATCTTCTTGATTTTTTTCTGCACGATAAATGCCGCGTTTAACATCTGCTTCTGTTAATAGTATATCAACTTCTGTGTTATTATACAAGAGATTTGTGTGATAATATTTCGAAGCTTCTCTTTTACTTTTACGTTGTTTATTGAAAACTAAAGTCATATTATTTCTCCAATTATACTAGTATTTATATCGATTTAAAAAAAGTCAAAACAATACATATAATTGTATAACCACAAACCATCAAATATCAATCGGGAGAAGTCTAAATGGCACAATTTTACTGGAGAGGCAACACAAGCGCAGGAGGAAGAACGGTTCAGGGAATCACTGGAACTGTCTGTTTCTTACCTAATGATGCACCGAGTGGGAACTTTGATGTATGTAATTGGAATGTCGCTAGTAACTGGCTTAAGGTAGTTACCGGACCAACTCACGGTAGTAGTGCTGACTTTCATTATGAGGTACCTACACATTGTCCCGGTGGTGGTGATGAAGCAATTTTCGAGTGTTTAGCACAAGATGACAATAAGAACTTGCACACACCTGCTCCGCTTTCTAGATGTATTTTTGGTGGTTTTTGGAACGAAAAGACTGGCTTTGGTTGGGTGAATGCAGGGCAAACTGGGGGTAAATGTACAGTTCATGTTAGAGAAAATTATGGTGACAATAACCCCTTCGACAGTGACGGCTACGGTGACGCTGGTTCAGGTGTAATTCCATACGTGGATTCCAGTTATTACCCAGACGGAATTGATGGTGATCGTAGGACAGAAGATGGAGACACCCGACGATGTGGACCTATTGGACCTTATGTTGGGGGTTTAGCCAATGGAGTGAATAATGAAAGAAAATCCTTAGTTGGTGCTAGTGCCGGTTTGGGTAGCACTTATGCTGGTGGTGTTAATTTAGGTGGTATTGTAAGTGGATTGAGATTAAACTGCGACAGTCTAGTCTGTGAAGGTGGTTCTAGAACTACAAATGCTAATGGATATGGACCTGGTGCTGACATAAATTCTGATGGCGTGTGGGAAGATGGTGTCGAGCACGGAGCACGTTTCACTGATTCTATCGTTGATTATTGTTCACTTCAATCTTGGAGAGGAGCAAACGCATATTTCTTAGAGGGAGGAACATATGGTCAAATAGAACAGACTTGTCCAGTTGATCCACTACGAAGTGGTCCAGATGGAGCAGGAGTAGAATATCCGGGTGGCTTTGCTACGCCGGCGTTTGATACCATGGTAGATGTTGATGGATG